GGAACTGGAGCGGGTTGTATTGCATGTCTGCTTTCAGGAGTGAGGCTCCAGTCTACAGCAGCCTGAAGCTCCAAGTCAAGCATGGCCCTGAACAGCTTCATGCTGCGCACGACAGCGACCGGGTGACCGATGGCGTCGTACTCCGCACCGACCACCTTCTGCCTGGGCGACAGCCGGCCGTCCTTCGCCTTGAACTCGACAAACCAGCAGCGGCGGCCCGGCAGCAGGAACAGCCGGTCGGGCTCACCGACGATGCCACCCTGGAGCTTGACCGACCGCACGCCCCGCTTCCTGGCGTGCAGCCGGGCCGACTTCTCCAGGGACGACTCGCTCACGCCTTGCTCGGGCGCAGCATCTTGCCGTAGACCTTGACCTCGTCCTTGTCCAGCCAGAGCCGCCAGCCCAGCTTGTGGCCGCCACGCTTGTCCAACTGCTGAGGCTTGCCCAGCACCAACCGCAGTCCTGCCCCTACCCGCTTCGACGTCCCGCCCAGGTCCATGCGCAGGTTCAGCATCTGCAGCACGTCGGTCGCCTTCACGCTGCACTCGAAGGGGTGACGGTCGCTGCGCTCGGCACGCTTCTCGGCGAAGTTGGCGGCGGCATCGGCGACAGGGTCCTCGGCCTGATGCCGTGCATTGCCCTCGGCCTGCATCCGCTCCTCGGCCTTCGTCAGGTAGGTTTGTTCGCCACCCTTCCAGTAGGTATGCATCTGAGCCCACAACTGCTGCATGTCCGTCGCGTGATCGACGTCGCAGTGATCGGTCCAGATCACTATGTAGCGGCGACTGCCGGTGTCGTCCTTCAGGAACTGGGCGTCGTTGACGCTGGCGCAGAAGCTCGTGCAGCGCGGCCGTCGTCCCCAGGCTTCAGCGTAGGGCAGCCGGTACTGGTCGGTGGTGTTGGACAGGAACGCCTTCAGGCTGCCGTTGGCGGACTTGCCGAAGGTGGTGTCAAGCTCGCCAAGCTCCACGATCCAGCCCTGCAGTGCCTCGTGGATCGAGTCACGCGCCGCCGATGCGCTGCCGTCCAAGTTGAGGTGCTTGCCGCGCACAGTGAACCCTTCAGGTGCTAGCGACATCAACCACCGGGTCTTGCCGATGCCCTGGTTGCCGGCCAGGACAAGGCACAGTGCCTTCTCCTGCTCGCGCCGAGGTGGGGAGGCGGCCCAGCCGCAGGCTGCTTCCACGGTTTGTAATGCCCAGCGACGAAAATACGCCTTGAAGAGGTCGGGGGTTGGCGTCTCGACCGACCGCAGGAGATGCTCCAGGCGGTCCTGGCCGTCCCAGGGTTTGGACTCGATCCAGTCCTTGGCAGGGTGCCAGCAGTTGCGTTCGGCAATCCCGGTCATGTTGTCGTCAATCTCTGCCTTGTTGAGCCCGACACGGTGGAGGGCATCGCGCACCGCGCCGTGAACCATGCTGTCGATCTGGTAGGCAGACATCGAGCCAAAGCCGGCAGGGTCGATGCGCTCGGGTAGAAGGAATGCGGTTTCGCCGTTCATCAGGTTGAGCCGGGACTCGACGCCCAGGTGCCGCATACAGGCCAGTACGTTGGCGTTGCTGGTGTCCTGCTTGGCGGCGGGGGCCGGGGGCACAGCTTTCGATCCCTTGGTGTACTTGATGTCGTGCAGGGCACTGATAGGAATCTTGCCAAAGGCATCGTCTAGCGTGATCTCGTCGTATGTGGCTCCAGGCTGCAGCGGCACTGGCTCGCCGCGCTTTGCCTGCGGCTCGTAGGGTCCGGTGCGGATGGCGGCGAACATCTCGCGCAGCTTCTCCGGGTCGGGGCCGGAGGGTGGCGGCGCACCCTGCTCGGCGGCCCAGGCGAAGAACCGCTTGGCAAAGGCCGCCTTGTCAAGGCGGCCGTGCGTGTGCCAGCACTCGATGCGTGGCCTGCCGTCCTCGCTGGCGAACGTCGGCAGGTACTTCGCAGTAGCCCTGGGGTCCGTATGCTCGTCGGAGAAGGGGCATGCGACCACCAACCACTCGCTGCTGCGCTCGCCGGTCAGCATGCCCTGCTCGGCCATCCAGTCCAGGAACGGGTCCGGCTTGCCGGCCCCAGGCCGCTCGCCGCTGGGTACGCGGGGCTCGATGGGCGCGCCAGGGCGGACCTTGAACGCCTTGGCTAGGCTGTTGAGGGTGAACGTCCGGCCCCACTCGACGTCGCGAAGTACGGCTTTAAAGCCCGCGTGCTGGGGCTTCTGGTTGATGCTGCCGGGTACGCGCCAGACGCGGCAGGAGCGGTTGACGCCTGGGTCCTGCAGCCCGGCCTCGATGAGGGACACCATCAGGGCGTCGGCCTTCCCGATGTCGGGCTCCGCTACCTTCAGCATATAGCCCCACTGCTCGTTGCCTGGGCTCGTCTCCAACTTCCACGTCGGCTCGACCTCGACCACGCCGCCGCCCTTGCCAGTGCCGTCAGGCTTGACGTCGTCCAGGACGATGGCGAGGACGGCGACCATGTCCTCGGCTCGGCGGTGCTTGCTGTCGCTGCTGGCTCCGGTGCAGAAGTACCAATGCCCGTCCAGGTGCTGCTCGCGCCATGTGTCGTTCTCCCAGGCCGTGTTGCCGTCGGTCTTCGGGATCGCCCTGGCGAGGTGGAAGTAGCTTCCGGCTGGAAGCCCTGATGCTAGTGTGGAGAGGAATTCATGTTGGTCTGTGCTAGGATTCTCTTGCTGTTGGCTAGGCATGTCGTTTCCTGTATTGGCGTGGTGGCTAGTCGGGAGGTAAGAGCCCCAGGGTCCAAAGCCCTGGGGCTTTTTCCTGGCCCCATCATTTCCCGTACCTGTCGGCTGTCGTGATGCTGCAGTCGAGAGGGAAACCGGGCAACCATTCTGGCACCCTTTTCATCTGCTGCTTCAGTACCTCTGCTGCCTTCCCGGCAATCGATTCATCGCACTCCAGGATGATCTCGTCGTGGGTGTGACCGATCACTCTGGCATCCCCGGTCAGTGACACTTCGACACGAGCGACACAGTCGCGCAGCAGGGCGGCGCACTGCCCTTGCGTGGTGTTCTCGGCGAACAGGCCGTGCCATACACGCTCGGTGCGAAAGCCCGCCGGCAGCGTCTTGGTGAACGTGACTTCGGTTTCCCAGTCGTTGAGGTTCTCGCCGTCCCAACCTGTGTCTCCAGCACCGACCTCCAGCATGACGGTGCGGCGGATCGTCGGGTGGGTGATGGCGACGTGACCCCGGACACCGTGGTAGTACAGGGTGGTGCCGCCGGGCAGGTCGCAGGCCACGCTGACGGTGCCGGGCAGCATCGGGATGATCTGCCGGTAGAAGCCCGAGTCTTCGCCCATGCACGTCATCAGGAAGTCGTGGTACAGGCTGTTGCTGTACTTGGCCGCCCACTTGTTGGCCTCCCTCCAGGCGAAGACGATGTCGGCGTCCAGGCCAGGGGGCAGGATGATCCCGTACTGGCGGGCCATCGACTTCAGCGCACCCTTCGCGCCGCCGAATTGCAGGGACAACTCGGCCACCTTGCCGATCTGCCGCTGGAGATCGTCGGCGTCGGCCGCCGGCACGCCGAAGATGGTCTCGGCGTTCACCCGGTAGACGTCGATGCCCTGCCGGTACATGTCCAGCTTCCACTGGCAGCCGGCCAGCCAGGGCATGCCGCGAGCCTCGACAGCGGCCCAGTCGCCCCAGACCAGGACCTTGCCGGGGGATGCCTTGATGGTCGGGCGCAGCAGGCTCGCCAGGACGTGCATGACCTTGCCCTGGACGTTGTGCGTCAGGACCTGACTGATGGCGGCCTGGAGGTCCGGCGGACCCTTGCGCAGTAGGTTGTGGACCTGCACGCCCCGGCTGCTGTACCGCTTGGTCTGCGCCGCCCCGTAGCAGATGTAGGAGCCCTCGGCCCGGCCGTTGTCGGACGCACGCTCGGCCATGCGGGCGAACTTCGCCACGCTGGACTTGCCGGCGTCGTCCACCACCTCGATCAACTCGACAATCTCGGGGTCGCAGTCCTTCGCGCACTCCGAGCCCAGGAACCCCGCCCTGGCGTTCTTGTCGGTGGACTCCTTGTCGCCCTTGGCGAAGAAGGCTTTAAAGATCTTGTCTCCCAGGCGAGCCTTCAGCCACTCCTTGATGCGGGCGTGCTGGTTGGGCGTCGTGATCGTGCCGCCGGTCATCCACCCCAGGTAGGCGGCAAGCTCGCGCTTCTCCTCGTCTCCGTAGGTCTGCGCCGCCAGCGCAAGCTGCACGTCGATGGGCAGCCCACGGTCGTTGATGACCTCGGTCAGCAGGTACTCGGCCTGCTCGATCCTCGTCAGCGGGTAGAGCCGGGCGGCGATGTCGCGCTCGCTCTTCACGTCGCCGATGCAATAGGAGATCAGGTCTCCGTACTCGTCCGGGTCGCTGGCGTAGCCGCCGGTCGGCAGCGGCTTGCACCACTTCATCATCAGCGCGGTGCCCTTGCGCTTCACCGCGAGATCGGGTGCCATGTCCAGGAAGTCGAGCGCGGTCTCCAGCTTGCCGGGCAGCCCTCGGGCTCGCGCCAGGGCGGCCGTGCAGTGGTAGCGGCGGCGATCCACGGGGATGCCGACGACGTTCCGGGTGATCAGCCGCTCGAACTGGGCATTCCAGGCGTGGACCTCGACGTCCGGGTCCTGGAGGGCGCGCTCCAGGCTCGCCGGCATCGGGTAGCCGGCGGCCGCCGCCCAGTAGCGCACTGGACTGTGGTCCAGGGCGTACGCCGCGCACAGGACCCTGGTCGAGGGGTGGCGGGCGTAGACGTACGCGCCGGCCGACTTCAGGTCGCAGTCGGAGCGGGTCTCGTAGTCCAGGTGCAGGCGGCGGGCTTTCACGAGCGGCGACTCTGGGCAGCAACCACGAGCAGACTGGCGAGGTGATACGCCCTGGCGATGACTGCGCTGGCGACTCCGTACTCGTCACCGGGGAACCCGCCATCCTCTGTATCGGCGCAGTAGCCTGAGACGGCAGCGATCACGAGACGCTGGGCGAGGAGGTCGATCTCGTCGAATTCGATAGGCTTGGGCATGGTCAATTCCGATTTACGGTTGGGGGTGTAGCCTCAGGCTTTCTACCAGTAACGAAATGGGCCAGGAGGTCGGTCCTGGCCCACGGTGCTTAGGCTGCCTTCTTGGGCTTGGCGGCCTTCTTGGCGGGTGCGGCCGCCTTCTTCGCGGGAGCCGGGACGGGCTCCGGCTTGGCGGCACCGACCGGCAGGTTGGCGTGCCACGCGACCACGTTAAAGATCGGGGTGTAGATGCGCCCGTAGGTCTTGTTCTTGTGCTTGTAACTGTCGCTGGTCAGGCTCACCTCGGCGATCATCCGCTTGGGGTCGCGGTGGAACTGCTCCATGTACTCCTCGGCCAGGGCGGCGAAGGCGTTGATGCCGCCCACGCTGGTGGTCGAGTACACGAGCCGCTCGCCCTTGAGCAGCACGCTCATGCCGCGCATCTCGTTGTAGGGCCGGGCGTTCGGCAGGACCTTGTCCGGGCGATCCGGCAGCGGCCGGTCCATCGGGGCGATGGCCTCGTCCAGCAGTTCGGACTGGACGCCCTTGATGTCGGTGTCGGCCCAGCACTGCCAGCCGTGGACGAACCCGTTCGGGTCGATGAAGATGTGATCGCGCTCGCTGACGCGGTTCTCGTCGGTGCCGTAACTCCAGGTCCCGGTCTTGTCCATCTTCAGGAAGCCGACCCGCGTCGAGGCGGCGCGCTTCAGGTTGGCAGCAACAGCCGCAAACTTGCTCGGGTCAAACGCAATTACTTCGCCAGTCATGATTACCTCCGGTGTTTCAACAACGCAAAATTCGCCATCAGCTTTACCGTCTTCGGGTCAGCATCAGACTCCACTGCCACGGTAGGAGCCTGGGGTTTTGGTCCCTTGCTCTTAACGAGGTTCGATCCAGAGGATACCGCAACGATCAGCGATGTCAACTCCTCCGGCAACTTGGGGTGCGCCTTTTCGGCCATCGCAGGCGACATCAGCTTGTCCTGCCAGATTTTGATCTTGCGCCTGCGGGCGATCTCCAGCACTGCGTCCTCGTCGGCCCAGGAGCGGGTCGCACGCTTGGGCTTGAGTTCGTAGCCCGGGATCTCGATGCCCCGGCTGGCGACGTCGTGGCCGATCTCGCGCAGGGCGTCGAGCCACTGCTGCATCAGGTCGGCCTTGTCGAGCCAGACGGCGAGCTTCTCCGGCCGAAGCTCGCGCACGACAAGGGGCATGGCCTCGGTGATGTAGCCCATCAGCTTGGGGCACACGGGCTTGGCCTTGCAGAACCGGCAATGCTCGCCGGGCACGAGGTCGGTGGAGCCCTCGATGGCCGCCTGGATGGCGGACAGGGCACGCGCACCCCAGGCCATGACCTCGGTGGTCGTCGTCTCCCAGGACTTGATGGGGCGGTCCTCGTCGGGCGGCTGCACGATGGTCAGCTTGACCCGCTTGATGCGCTGGAAGGCCGCCGGAGGGACGCGGGACAGGGCCAGGAAGGCGTAGCAGAGCAACTGGTCGTTGCGCTCGGGATCGACCAGGATGCCGGCCCCCGTCTTCAGGTCCACCACCTCCAGCCAGTCGGCGTCGCGCACCACGAGGTCGCTGGTGCCGAATAGCAGGCTGTTGTATTCCATCCGGCATTCCACGTCGGCGACGCCCTTCCCGGAGACCATGTCGATCAGCCGGGTGGCGTAGTCCAGGTAGGGCCGCAGGAGCTTGTAGTCCTCGGGCTCGACCATGATGGGGTCGCTGCAGGTCAGGTACGCGGCGGCGATGTCGTGCAGCCGGGTGCCGTCGGCGGCGTAGGGGCTCTCGGGTGCCTCGGGCATCTGGAGCCCCAGGCCGAAGGAGCCGGTACAGGTGAGCCAGCGGCTTGCGCTGCTGGGGGCGAAGGGTGCATGTGCAGACATGGGTGTCCTATGGTTGGTCTTTAAAGGCTCACAGCGGGGGTTCGACTTTCCAGTACCGTTCGACCGCCGTGCGTTTCATGCGGAAGATGCGGTGGTTGGGGTGCTGGAAGTGGAAGATGCGGGCGTAGTAG